TTGGAAAGTTAGTTACAACAAAAAAGCTTGTAGAGAAGAAATACCTCTTTCTCTACAAGCTGACTATAACTGATGTTATAGTCCTCCCTATATTGCTGATTAAGAGCCTGGTACTATTGCTAATGCTCCAGATCCTTGAAGAGAAATCTTCCAGGTTGTTAAATCATCATATGGTGCATCCATACTCATATCGGTTATAGTACAATTTCCTTGATATTGAGTGCCTGAAGGAAATTCAAGATATACGTCTACATTCTCAGAGTTTACAAATGCTGTTTCAAGAGTAGTATAAGCTGCATCACTTTCAACATAAGCACCATCTGCATCAATACTCCACTCTTTGAACCCTTGTAGATTCTCTTTCCAGAATCCAGCTGTATCCTTTGAAGTTCCATCAATAGAATCTGCTGACCTTTTCAAACTTGCATTTCTTTGACCAGCTAATACAGCACCGGTTCCAGCTTGTACGATATAAAGCTTTACGTTCATACCTGTAATTTTTCCGCTCATTTATATTACCTCTTTCGATTTGGTTTGAAATAAAAAAAGAGAACCGAATGAACGGCTCTCAGTTTGTGAACAATTTCACAAGATTAGTTATAGTTAAGCAGTTACTGTTAACTTAGCGATTGCAGCATGATTCGTAACTGCTCCGTCCATATAACCGTCAAGAACTAGCAATTGGCTACCACGAAGAGCTTGCTGTCCATCAATGATTTGACGAAGATTCATTTCTTGTTTTACCAAGATAGAATAAGCTTGACCTAAGTTAGCAAATACAACTGGAACTTGTCCAACAGTATCTCCAGCATCAAGAGCTTCAGTAACAAATACTGGGCGATTGAATAATGTATATGTTGGTTTACCGTTTACTACCGCATTTTGCATATAGTAATGACCCATAGCATCTTTCAACTTTACTGCTTTGTTGAAGAATGAACGAGACATATAAAACGCAGCTCCATCTAAGAATGTTGGATGAAGAGAAGTATATACATCCATGAAGCTATCCATATCAAGTTCTGTTGCAAGAGAATACTCTGTTTCATTAACTGCTGTTTCTAGCATGATTCCAGAGAATTCATTAGCTCCATCTCCTTTGAAGATTGCTTGTTCTGCAACCTTAGCAACACGACGACCAAGTAAATCATTTACGTAGGAAACGATATCAACTGCTGAGTCATTGATCAGTTGATTAGATAAACTAGCTGCTGCTCCTAAACGTTTTTGCTTAAGTTCAACGTTAGTAAAGTTGATTGCTTCTTCAAGAATATCTTCTCCTTCTCCAAAGAAACCACCAGATACCGCATCATTTTCTTTAGCAACTTTTAAACTACCATTATTAGAAGGAAGTTTACGCGCTTGTTTGAAAGCAGGAGATACTTCTTCCATTTTCTTGATAATTTCATTTTGAACGTTTTCTGGAATAACCGCAGTTCCATTCGCTGTTGTAGATAAAGTTCGTAGCTCCGTTTCAAAACCTGTAACAGAACGTTTTTCCATTTTCATTTCTTTTGCCATTTTAACATTACCTCTTTCTTCTTGTTTTTGTAATCTTTCAAGTTCATTGATCATCTTTTCAGCTCGATCAGATTCTTTTTGAAGACGCTTTTCAGTATCTTCAGTCAAGTTGTAGCCACGAACTGATCGAACCATTTCAATAGCTGATAAGAGTTCATCAATATCTTTTTGAAGCTTTTCAATCTTTTGCTTGTTTCCCATTTGAAGAATTCACCTCCGGTTGATTTGGTTGAGGACCAAGGTTCAGATAAACCATTTGGCCATCTTCATATTTCATGACATTTCCAATTGAAAGAAGTCTGAAGTCTTTTTGTTCTTTTGGTAGATCCAATCGATAAGCTGCTTGATTGAAAGTTAATAGTCCTTTGTTGAACGCTTCAGCAGTAGCCTTTAATTTTTGTTCTTCAGTCGTACGCAGAATTTCTGAAGTATCGAATCTGAAGTTGTAACCAATCTGTCGTTCAATGTCATCAAGAAGATCTTTATCGAGAGCTCTTTCAATAGCAGTCAAGATAGGACCAAGAGTTGATTGAAGATATTGAACTCCATTCTGTTCCAAGCTGTTGTATTTGTTAGCTGAAGCAGAAATCATGGATTCTGGAATATTAAACAATCTTGCTATTTCAGAAATAACTTGTTTGTTTGATTCAGTAAGTTGAAGTTCATCAGGCTTTAGTGATAAAGGCTTGTAATCAAGACCTTCTTCAAGAATTAATGTACGACCAGCTTTTTTAGCTCCGCCGTATAGGTTTTCAAATGAAGTTCTAAGACGATCGATTGCTCTTTCCGTTAGCCTTGAAGTAGCTTGCAATATACCAACTGGAACTGCAGCATTTGAAAGCAAAGATGAAGAGTAATCAATTTGACCAGATGCTTGAGTCAAAATTTTTCCTCCATCAATCAAAACTCCGTTGCTTGAACCATCAATCATAAAAACTTCATCTTCAGAAAAAGTAACTGTCTCATATCCGTAGTAAACAAACTTACGTTCAGATACTGTAACGCTGTCTTCTGTAAAGTATTTAACTTCAACCTTTTTTGCAGGCAGATGATAAAGCTCAGTTCCTTTTCTATAGATAAATGATCTTCCATGTAACAAGAAATCTTGAACGATTTTCTTTTTCATTGATTGACCTGTGTCATTTCTGTTTGAAATGGAATTTAACGTACTAATTCTTGTATCCGTGATCTTTTTTATTTCGTCATCAGAAGTCTGCTGATACAAATAAATAGGAAGCATTGAAATTGAGTTTGAAATCAAATCAACAGCAGCCTTTACAGCAGGAATTTGAAGAGCTTCTTCTTCTGTAATCATTGCTGGCGGACGACTAGAAAAAATTGCAGTAGAAAAATAATCATGCTCAGATTGTTTTTTAGAACGATTCCATATAGATGGATTTGCCATTGTAATCCTCCTTAGTTAGATTTATTTCATTGCAGAAAACTGCAATTGAAGTTCAAAAAAAATAGACATCCGATATTCGGATGCCCGTTTTCATTACATACAACTTTCAAATCCTGCACCAGTTAAGACAATTCATTACGAGGATTGGTGTTAGACCAGTAGTTCTAGACCAACAAATGAACGCTCTTGCCGTTCTTGAAAACTTTTGATATTGAATTAGAACATAAGAAAAGCTTTAAAGTAAAAAAAGATGATGCGAAGCAAATAAATTCGGTTGACCAAACCGTATTTTGATGCAGATTATGATAGTACCTCGAAGGGTACGAATATGTATGAAAAAGGAGCCAAGCTATGATTAGCCTGACTCCCGTCTCAACTACTAGAGACTTCATATGTCGTAAAAATTAAAAGGAGTGTGCTGATATGACAGTCAGCATTATGTTATCGGCCATGCGAACCGATACGAAAATTTAATAGGAGTGTCAAGTACTTCTACAGACTTTAAACAGATTTAAGTTTAGGAGGAACTTAAATGAACAATGGATGATGTCCTATTTAAAGTCTGATAAAGCACTTGACTGTTCATGAATCTAAAATCATAGAAAAACTTGATGAAGAAGAAGAAAGAGGTAAGAAATTGAATTAAACTTACCTCTCTATAATTTTATATATACAAATGATGGATAATGTACGTAATATTGCATATTTCTGCAATATTATTTCTTAGAACTTACTAGTCACATTCGTACGTTTTTCTTTCATTTGTTTCCATTTTTCTTTGATTCTTTTTACTTCTTCTGAATCTTCATGAGGAATTGCTTTTACTTTTATATACTGAACTTTTTCTTTTCTAATTGGTTTTATATGAATCTTTTGACCGAAGCCATGTATTCTTTCAGGACGACTAATTTGTACATACATATCAATTCACCTGCTCTTGAGATTTCATTACTTTCTTATAGAACTTTCCCATTTCATTCAGAACTACCAAATAATCTTTTTTATTTTCATCAGAATCATTATCATAGATCGCTTTTAGACAATTAGATTCTTCGACAACAAGTCCATGTTCAAAGATTCTATCCTTTAATCTCAATTGATCACTAGAACAATTTTCTGCTAGTTCCCATACGATATTTTGCTGCTTTTTAATTTGTTGATCCAGTGTAAGTTTAGCCATGATTAGTAACCTCCAATTAATTTAATTAATTGATTTATATCTGATGAATTAAATATGTAAACGACATTATTAAAACTTTTTCAAAAAAATTCATTTGATCAGTTATCAATTGTGATAAAAACGAAGTGAAACGTAGTTTTTATCGCAATATATATATTTTATTATTTATTATTTAATTATTTAGTGTATCAGTTTGGAACATTTGGAGCCTTTTTGAAATATCAGAATGGAGCGAAATGAACCATTTTGATACTTGATAAAATATAAAAAAATAGAGCTAAGAAACTAGTTCTTAGCGCATATTATAATCTTTTAAGATTTCATATTCAGTTGTGAGTTCTTTCAGATTATTACCTTTGTCAGTAATCTTTATCCAACCTTTTTCAACCAAGGAATCGATAGATTTAGTAAGGTAATTCAAATTTTTGACTCCACTATAATGAGAAATATTATTTCGACCTATACGAATTCGTTTTATTTTTTTTTGCTTGTAAATTGTTGAGTTCTTTGTAAAGCCAAATAGAACAAGAAAAACTCGAATTTCATTTGTTTCAAGATCAAGTAATTCATCAATCTCAAATTCGTATAAGAACGAAAAGTTTATCATGTCATATGGAAATTGAACTACGAAACTTTCATTTGCTGAATAATCGGCTGGAATGAAATCAATTGATAAATGATTTTCCATGCATTCATCAATCATTTTATAAACTGTTGAACGAGCAACCTTTCTGCTTGTATTACTTGCTTCAGATAACTGTTTGATAGTAAATATTGAACGTCTATTTCCATTCATAAGTTTTAACATTCCTAATACAACTTTACTGTCATAATTTTTTACTAACGCTTTTCCATAATAGAATTTATAGTCATTAATGTATGTTGTCATACCTGAATTCCTCCGTTTCATATTTCACTTACATATGCATTCTATCTGCTAAATGAGATACGTAAATCAAACGGAGCAAACTTAATTATAAAATATTGATTTTATAATTACTTGAGAGTACATCGTTATTTTCATGTCACGCTTTATAGTTACTCAAATCGACGAAATTAAACGCTATAGCACCACATGACTGTATACGGCTGTATGAGGTCTTCGTGTAATAACCTTTCACATGAATGTTTTCTGTATATATTCTTCATTTCTGTATAGATATACAGTTTATAAATCTTTACAATAAAAAAAGACCGAGCATTCAGCTCGATCTAATTCAAATTCAATTCCATTCACCAAATCCAGTTAAATTATCAGAATATCTAATATCATCATTGAGGAATCTTCTAATTTCTGAAGACTCACGTTCTTCCATTCGCTTTCTTGCTTCTTCTTTCTTAAGACGTTCCTCCCTTTGTTTTTCTTCCCAACAATTTACTTCGGCAATTTTTATTATTGGTTTGTTATTTACAATCTCTTTTTTAAATAAACGCTTTACCATTGTTCTAGAGGTGTACCAATTTTTATCAGTAGGCTTTTTATATTTTACAAATTTATTGAGTCGATAAGTTAGAGCTATAAAGTCAGCAACACTGCTAACTTCTGCTTCGTAAACAAATTCGAACTCGTCTAATAAATGGTTATACTCGTAATTATTATACCGTGATTTTCCGAAAGCTTTATAAATTGAGATTTGAATTGTTTGTGTGCTTTTCATTTTAAACAACCTCCATAAGTTTGTTTTCATTTTATGCAGGCTTTGTATCATTGAAAATGAAAGTGTAAAGCAGAACTAGAAAAACTTTTAATAATTTTCTTCAAGCTCAACCTTCTTGTCTGACTTATTGTAGTACAAATCATACATTTCATTCAAAAGTAGCCATCTTTGACCGTTTTCCATCTTATTACTAATGATCTTCAGAACTTCATCTGCAGTAAACTTCTTATTATCTTCCATTCAGCTACCTCCGAATTATTGATTGCTGTAATCAACATCCAGCTTTTCAAGAATAGTAGCTGCTTTTGAAAGAAGATCTGGATCCTTTTTATCAACAGCTTCTTGAGTAGTTTTCAAAGCTTCTTTAAGAGTAGATCTAATTTTGCTGTCTGCATTTTTCTCGACAGACATTTTGATTGCCCCTTCTTCATAAGAAAGAACAGTGTCTAAATTTTCTTTGTTGTTGTCAAAGTCCGAAGGCTGAGTGATATCTTTCGCTATTGCAACCAAGAAAATAGCTGAGTTGTGTATTCCATCGTACAAAATTCCATTATCAGCTGTAAGATCTTCTTGACTGGCTCCGTGTAGAACTGGTTGATGACTTACTGGATTAGATTCAGCTTTCACATTAGAATCTTTATGAAAACCAAACCAAGCTGTTGTTGCAATACCTACTACCAATACTGATGTTAAAAGTTTTTTCATTTTATTACCTCCTAGAGTTTCATGGTAACAAACATGGAAAATATGTCAAGATTTAGGAATCTATCCAAGTAATAAACGATGGAACTATTCCTTCATTTTTACTGTTTGATAAAATTGCTCCTCGTTTCAGCTTGTGCTTATATAAAGCATTTTCGAGACATGCCTTAAAATATTTGCCAAAGTTCTGAACAGTGGGGTTTGCTTCAACTTCAGATAAGACACGTAGGCACAGTTCTTTACTCATTCCTTTTAATCGATATTCATTTGTCAATTTGTTAATTATTTCATCTTTGTTACCTGGTTCCTTGTTAACAAAATTATTCTTTATAGGTTTATTTAAAGGTATTTTTATTGTTTTGTTTATAGTTATATTATGTTGCTCTACCGCCTGCTCTTCTAGGTGCTCATGACGGTGCTCATACGGCTGTTCATGAGATTTTGGAACCTCAACCTCTACAATATAAATATTTGCAGACTGTTGATTATTTTTTCTCTTAGCTCCATTTATAGAAATAACTCCAATTTTGGATAGAAGGGCAAAGAATCTCCTAGCTGATGAAAGGCTTACTTTCATCTTGAATCTCTCTTCGAACATTTTAATGAAATTCTGATGAGTCACTGAAAACACTCCGTTAGCTTTTACTGCTAAATCTGAAATTAAGTATGTCATTCTGATTTGCAAGTCTGTAAGCTCCCAGCGGTCTTTTACTGATTCAACAAAATAGTCTTTATTGTATGTACCTTTACTGTACTTCACTAGATGCTCTGGTTTTGCATTGACCAACATATTTCTTCCTCCTTGAAATGCAAGGAAAGTAGTCATATAATAGATATGACAGTTCCTTGTGAATTGTTGAGAGACCTTGTCCTAGAGTTCCAGCTCTATAATGGATAAGGTTTTTATTTATATATATATTTTAACACTTTAAAGCATAAACGTAAAATATAAGTTGGTAATTTTACCCTAAATTTTCAATCCTTTTAACGCTCCATGCAATCTGTGTTTTTGTTCTAAATCCTGCCCCCATAAGTTTACGTAACGCTTTGTTACTGTTATATCTGTATGACCAAGTAAATGCATGAGAGAAAATGCATCAACACCTGAAACAACCATCCTTTTGGCCATTGTATGCCTAAATGTTTGTGGGCTAACTCTCTTACCTATCTTTGCTAACTTTCCATACTTAGTAAATCGTGTTTGAATGCTATGACGATTTAACTCTTTGTTGTCCTGGCTTACGAATAATTTCTTGGTGTCAAGTTCACCTCTGATCTTTATATATCTGTCTAACTGTTCCTGTGTAGTCTCAGACAAGTAAACAGTTCTTTCAAACAGATTCTTTGTCATTCGAATGATTATCTTATTTCCTCTAATATCTTCAACTTTAATACCAACTAGTTCCGACAATCTAACTCCAGTATCGAGAAAGACAAGAATGATTACCTCATCTCTAAAAGAAATAAACGTCTTTTCTTTTCTAATTGTACGAATTAATAATTCAATCTCCTGATCGCCTAATGTTTCGATAGTCTTTTGTCTATCTCTCAATAATTTGATGTTCTTCATTGGATTATTATCTATTAGTTTGTTTTTACTTAAATAATTATAATATGCTCTAAGAGCTCGCAAGCGTGTATTAATTGTAGTTACTTTCATTTGATCCTTACTTTTAAGTATTAAATTTTCTATGTCGCATTCATTACATTCTATAAGCTGCTTATTAATAATTCTCTTTGCGCCATGGAATTCATTTCTGTAATAACCTATTGTGGCTGGCCTTAAGTTTCTTAAATAACAGTCTTTAAAGAACTTTTCAAGTGCTTCTTCTTCAGTAATCCCCCTCTTAATAATTTTTAACTCTGCTTCTGTTAATGCTCCACGTCTTCCCATATCGGCCTCCTACGCACACGATTCGACGCACACGATTTTGGGTTTTTTATGTCGTGTTAAAAAAGACAAAGAAAAAAGGCTCCAACATATAGTTGGAACCTTGATTCTAAAGCATTGTTTGATACCGGTGGCCGGGGTCGAACCGGCACTCCCGAAGGAACACGATTTTGAGTCGTGCGCGTCTGCCAATTCCGCCACACCGGCATGATGCATCAGAGATATAATCTCTCTGACCGACAAATATTATTTTAGCATAAAAACATGTACATGAAAAGACATTTATATTGTTTTGCGGCTAATTATTATTGGCATTTATCTTTGAATCATTTTAACAGATTGACCTAATGTTTTTTATGCAATAATAAGCTTGCTGGAATCACTCTTCTCGTTTGATTCACTTAATGGATACGTGCAGCATTTGCAGTGTGAGTTCAGCTGGCATTTAAGAGAAAAAGCGTCCTCTACTTTAGATTGGCTTAAGGTTGCCAGCTCTGAGCTGCAGATCTAAAAAAGTGAGAAACACATCCTCCAGCCTAAATCAACATTGCTCACGAATGTAACCACAGACTTTACGAAAAAACCAACAAAAAAACTCCATCAATCTGATGGAGTTTTTTCGATAAGGCTTGGCAAAACCTTATGATTGATACCGGTGGCCGGGGTCGAACCGGCACTCCCGAAGGAACACGATTTTGAGTCGTGCGCGTCTGCCAATTCCGCCACACCGGCATAATATATTTTTGGAGGCGCCAACCGGATTTGAACCGGTGATAAAGGTTTTGCAGACCTCTGCCTTACCACTTGGCTATGGCGCCGTGTAGTTGGAGCGGAAGACGGGATTCGAACCCGCGACCCCCACCTTGGCAAGGTGGTGTTCTACCACTGAACTACTTCCGCAAGCTGGGCTAGCTGGATTCGAACCAACGCATGTCGCAGTCAAAGTGCGATGCCTTACCGCTTGGCTATAGCCCAATAATAATATATTCGTTCAGTTGCACTTATGTGCCTGTATTAAAAAAATGGGGCGATTGATGGGAATCGAACCCACGAGTGTCGGAGCCACAATCCGATGCGTTAACCACTTCGCCACAACCGCCATAGTTTAAATTTTAATTGGCAGGGGCAGTAGGAATCGAACCCACACTGGAGGTTTTGGAGACCTCTGTTCTACCGTTAAACTATGCCCCTATAATGTTTTAATATAAATGGTGGAGGGGGACGGATTCGAACCGCCGAACCCTGAGGGAGCGGATTTACAGTCCGCCGCGTTTAGCCACTTCGCTACCCCTCCAAAACCATCTGGTGCCGGCAAGAGGACTTGAACCCCCAACCTACTGATTACAAGTCAGTTGCTCTACCAGTTGAGCTACACCGGCAATTTAAGGATGTTTTGTCTTTTGGAAAAATGGTGGCTTGGGACGGAATCGAACCGCCGACACATGGATTTTCAGTCCATTGCTCTACCGACTGAGCTACCAAGCCATTTGGTTACGGTTTACGCTAGGCGGCGAATTTCTTTGTCAGCTGCACTCACTCAAGTCCTCACATGCGTTTAGCACGCTCCGGCTTTCGTTCATTTGCTACCTCGAACTTCTTGCCTATCCTAAACCTTTTATTCTAAAAATGTTATCACTTCTTTAAAAGTGGCGGTCTGGACGGGACTCGAACCCGCGACCTCCTGCGTGACAGGCAGGCATTCTAACCAACTGAACTACCAGACCAATGTTTTTTTGCTTTAGCAAAATAATTTTCATTAATTGCTTCAGCAATATATTTCAATATTCTGCGATAGCTTATTTGCTATCATTGAAAATTGATTGCGGGGACAGGATTTGAACCTGCGACCTTCGGGTTATGAGCCCGACGAGCTACCAGACTGCTCCACCCCGCGACGATGATATGGTGGAGGATGACGGGATCGAACCGCCGACCCCCTGCTTGTAAGGCAGGTGCTCTCCCAGCTGAGCTAATCCTCCGATATGTATATAGGGTATCTTTACTCCCGTAAAAACTTGGTGACCCGTACGGGATTCGAACCCGTGTTACCGCCGTGAAAGGGCGGTGTCTTAACCGCTTGACCAACGGGCCAATAATAAGTACTTAATGGCGGAGAGCAAGGGATTCGAACCCTTGAGACAGCGTTGACCGTCTACACGATTTCCAATCGTGCTCCTTCGACCTCTCGGACAGCTCTCCTTATTAATGGCTCCGCAGGCAGGATTCGAACCTGCGACCGATCGGTTAACAGCCGATAGCTCTACCACTGAGCTACTGCGGAATCATATAA